AAAGCCTTGAGCATTGCCTGGACTTTCTTATCGTTGAGCGTAACGTTTACCTTCATCTGACTTGCCGCCCAAAGTGCAGCGGGGTCTTTTCACTGGTCGAGATACTGCTATCCTCGTCAGCGTCGTACTCCACACCGTCCTTGACGATGCGTTCCAGTTCTTCCGAGTACGCATCCCGATAGAACTTCATCATCTGCTGATACTTGTCCTCATTGCCTGACGCTTCCCACTTGGTGAGTTGCGGCAAGGCATACCAACCGAGGACGCGGTAAGCGGCGCACCGGGTAAACTGTGATTCAGTCAACAGCGTGGCATTCATCTCACCGCTGATGTTCTTGAATGGCCACCAGTGAATCCGCAGTTCGCGTTCAATGTCGGCCTTAGCCCTTGCGTGTTCAGAAGTGAACGCGCTGATACCGTAGGTGAGAATGTCCGGCTGTAAGGCCGTCAGGTCACTGTCAGCACTCATCGCCATCTTGTAACCCCCAAAGGGGGGAGGCGCGGTGTTACCCGCACCCCCCGGTTAGGAATTAAAGACCGGCGTCGAAGTACATCTCAATGCCGTAGTTGTCTTTCAACTCGCCCACGCCATAACAGGCCGTCGCGTTGAGTTCCCAACCACGGATGGAGGCATCGCGCTGTGGCTCGATGTTCACATCCCACTTGACCGCCAGACCCAAAGCCTGCGGCACGAACACTGCGCCTTTGGCATCGCCCGAACCGTCAACCGTGATGTTGGCAGATTCAAAAATGTCGATCCCTGCGAGGGTTCCAACGTAGCCGTTACGCATGGCTTCGTTCTGCAAATCACCACCGTTGGGGTTAGCAAACGTGTTGGTGAGGTTGGCCTTCATGTTATAGACCTGGTAAGGATGCAGAACGGCGTACTTCTGGCCGGGTGCGTTGGCGTTGTCCAACTGAGCGGCGGCATTGAAGAAATACGCGGCAGTCAGTTCAGTTGTGCTCGCGCCCAAGGAAGTTGAGAAACCATCGAACAGAGCGATCAAGTCCTCATCCATCTTCTTGGCAACGGCTTCGCCCAAGACCTTGCCCAGGTCAGCGGCGATGTCACGCGCAGAGGAACGAGCGGCCAGATCGGACAGAACGGCCTGTACGCCAACTTCCGCGGCAGTGAGGGTCGCGCTTGTGGTCGACACAGCGGTTGAGGACATATCCGAACCCTCGGTCAGCGCGGCGGCTGAGACTTCGGGGTAGACCGGAACTTGGATTGCTTTGCCGTCGTCACCGGAAATGTCGTATGTGGTGACGAGGTTACGCACAAGAGAGGACTCTTGCGCTGTGAAGATTGCCTCTCGGACGATGCTGGTAAACAGATCGTCAAGAGTGCTCGTAGTGGTGCTTGCCATGAATGGCCTCCGATGCAAAAACGGTTAATTGAACCCGTGTTTGCAAAGGTCGCCCACGGTGGCAACCACCCCGGTTGATTAGCGTCAGCGCGGTCTGACGACCCCGAGAGGTTTACCTAGCCCGGTCTAGGGGGTACTGTATAAAAACCCAGTAGTGGCAATCGTACGCCCTCTCAGGGCGTTGTGTCAAGAGCGGTTGATGTAGCCCTTCCCGTCTGCTTGAGTTTTCCGAAATTCGGCATACCTATCCCGGCCAGCCTTAGTTTTCATAAGTTCTACAAACTGATCGTGTGCCATGCTGGAAATGTTGTCGCTGGAGAAGCCGCCCCCAACTGAGGACTGCGAGCCAGTGCCAGCAGGGGTCGCGGCAACAAAGTGCGGGTTGGCTAGCAAAAACTCGTCAACCAGAGCATCCGGGGTCAGCGGTGTGCCGTGATCGTCATACCGGGCCGCGCCGTTGTTGTCGATCACCTCAACCGACCCATCCTCTGTCATGCGCACGCTGGAGTGCAGCAGGTTCGCCACCTGTTCGGCGTTGATCGCCTTGCCCCGGTTTGCGGCAGATAACAGCGCGCCATCTACCTTAACCCGGCGCAGTTCGTCTTGAAGGGCATTAGTTTTGACTTCCCACTTCTCGACAGTCTGTTTCATCACATTCTCAAAGTCGCCGCGCTCCTTTTGCCGTTCCATTTCTTCGGCATCTTGCGCGGCTTTCATTGCGCGATATTCTTCCGGGTCTACACCATCAAACTTGCGCTCAACTTCTCGATTACGCTTTTCCAGACGCTTCTTGACAACTGCATCCACCTCATCCTGGGTAAATACCTTGGCGGGTTCGATGCTTTTGCTTTCGGTTGTACTTGGTGCGGTCTGCGTGTCGTTTGTGTCTGTTGATTCGTCTGCCATATTTAGCCACCGGGTTGCGCCGCGTCACCGTACCAGTCGGGGTCGACTGGCATAAAGTGATGGCGGCAGTTATAGCCACCGCGAACCACAAAAGGATCGCCGGATGATTTACCTTGCCAACTGCTGTTAGCCCATGCCTTTCTGATTTCATCTTGGCTCATAACCCTGCCTGCGTGGGATACACACCAGGGGCGCGAGTCACGCACCAGGGAACCGTAATATTCATAATGGGTCAGACCTGCCTCTTGCGCCTTGGCCTGGGTGAATGAGCCATTGAACTGCATCAACGCATCGTGAACCTGTTGGTACGCATAGCGGCGCAAGTTGTTGCCCACCCGGTCACGCGCGTGGATGGTATGCAACTGCTCCACCGCATCAGCCACCTCATCGGCGCGGCTCGGGTCATCGCGGTATCGCTTGACAAACTCCACCAGTTCCATCGCCGCCGCATCGTCGCTCTTGGCGAACACCCCATTGATTGCTTGGCGCATCTCGCGCACCGTATCGGTAGCGGGTCGCCCCGCAAGCGTACTCTGGTACAGGCCATTGGCAAGCGTATCCACGAACCTGGCGGCAATGTCCTCGTAGCCTGCAAAGGCGATGCGCTTTAACTGATTGACGGTGGCGGCATCAGCAGCAACCCAACCCTCAAGGGAGCCTAGTTTCTGCATCATGGCGACAACCCCCCCTGCCACGTTGTCGTACTCTGACACGCTATCGTGCGCCCAGGTAAGGAACGTGCCACGGATTGCGGCCTCAATAGTTACCCGCTTTTCGATTGCCTGGGCTGGGGTAATCTTACCCGCCATTACCAGTTTCTCTATTTCGCGCTCAAGGGTTTCCAACACCCCCTCAAGCCTGCGCCCGTGGTCGGCATCAAGCCTTTCGATTAGCCGCTCATGCGCCCTTTGCAGGCGGCGCAACTCTGCGGCACTAGGCAACCGGCAACTCCGTGGCGAACTGGCCGACGATGCGTTGCTGTGCTATCTCATCGTAAGCCTGCGGCAGTTCATCATCATCCACCACCAGGGCAGCAATCTGCCGGTCAATAGCCCGCAAGAACGTGCCGCTTTGCAGTCCGCTTGCCCTTGCCATCTGCAAGAACTCAAGGTCGGATTGATAATCGCGCAGGTCAAATGAATCGGCGTAATCAATAACCCCATCCCACTCCCTGCCCTGCCACGCACACCATAGCGTCCACAGTTGCTCCTCAGCCAGTTCCAATAGATCAGCCTTCTCGCTCAGTTTGCTGTTCAACATCTGGAACTCGGTTTGCAAGGCGATGCCGCTCTTGGCCTGCTTCTCCGTTGCCCTCACCGCGCCCAGGTGCGTCACCCGATCTACTGCTTTGATCTTGTCCTCGATGCTTGCGCGGATACCGTCGAGGTTGCTGCTGTTCGGCTGCAACAGGAACGGGGTCAGGCCGGGGTCTAGATCATCAGGCATCTGGATAACACTGCCTGCGCCTGCGCTTGCCTCCGTGCCGTCGGTCTTGGCAAGCGAGGGGTGGTTGGCAATGCGGATCAACTGCTCAATCTCGCTCAACTCGTTGTAGATCGCACGCTGGATGTCAGACACATCGCCAACATCAGATACCCCAACGCCACGGATAGACGAGCGTTGTGCATACACGCACACGGCAGGGATCGCCCCAAGCGGGTTATCCATACGCTCAACCAGTAGCGGGTCTTTCTCGCTTTCGGCTTCCCACAACTCAATCGTGTCCGGTGTCCAGATGCGGAACCGTCG